TGAAATATTATTTTCATTTTTTGAAAAATAATTTCTATTATCAACTTCTATTCTCTGTTTTGCTTTTGAAGAATCGTCTTCAGGTTCTTCTTTTTTTTTATCATCAAAAACGTATATTCCTTTGACGTCAGCTGCTGGATTTGCAGTGAATCCTATACCTAATGGATAAACATCTCCAACAACTAGCCTGTATACCTCAGTACCATCATTTAACTTACCTTCTCCATCAAAGGCTTTTAAATACTGAGATAACTCTTCTACATGTTTGGGATCTGAAATAATTTCTGCATCCTCTAAATTTCTACTTCCAGCGGCAATTACATATTCATTAAAACCTAATTCCCAACTTGCAGATACCACTTGATGCATTTCATCCTCTAAGTCAACTGACCTTAATACCATTTCAGCGAACTCTTTATTAGCTGCAGAATAAACTACTGCTCCAAGGGCTAAATTAAACGGTTGATTAGTGTCTTCGCTAACAGAGCTTAATAATTCATCATTGTACATTCTGGAAAATCCTGATGATACAATATGTCCTACAATTTGTTTTTTATTATGTTCTACATTAGTAGGTTTGTGAACAAAATAATCTTTTATAGCTAGCGCAGTCTTTGTATCTATACCGTCATGATTTTTATTAAATTGATTAATTACTGCGGCATTAAAAGCTACACCGATTAAATCAATATTTTTTTCGAAATCAATGTCTTCAGGAACAAGGTTTCTTAATTGTTCCAATGAAGCTTGAGATACAAACTTTCCGTCTTTTATATTTTCTGCAGAAGCTTGCACTTCATTCAAAAATTGAGTTTTATATTTAAATTTCATATATTATATATATACACCAAGAATTTATTTACTTTTCTTATTTTTTTTACCAGTCTTCTCGTCTTCCTTCTTTGGAGACTTACCTTTTTTCTGTAAAATCTTTTTTTGTAAAGCTGGTGGAAGAGTTTTTTGTTCTTTTGTTAATTCTCCTTTGGACTCTTTTTTCTTTTTAGAGGGTTTTTGAGCCTTTTTTAAAGATTTTGGGTCTGGATAATCCTTATCTCCAGGTTTTGCTGGTTTATAATTTTTACCCATTCTTTTTTTCTTTTCTCTAATGTTGTGCCATAAACCCTTACCTTTAGCTTCAGACTCGTCGAGTTCATCCAATATAATATCTTCAACCTCTTCTTGAGAAAATTCTACATCTGAACCCTCAACTTTAGATCCAGCTCTCCATTGGCGACAAGACCAGTATCTAGCTTTCGTTTTTGGCCCAGGATTATCGCAGTTATGCCTAGCCCTAAAGGACTTTCTTCTTGCTGGGTTATCTCTTTTAATTGACATGTCAGGGTCGCCGAAATTTACTTTCACGATATTGCCCTTGTCGTTTTTAACATAAACCGAAAATTTCTTCGGACCACCTGACGTCCTAAAAGGTTTGTTTAGTTTTTTGCCTTTATTTTTTTCTGCAGCCCAGGACTCATTTGAAATGTCTTCCACTCCACCTTCTCCACAGTCGCAAAAAAGTTCGTGAGATTTAATTTTATCTGATAGATCTATAATATGTTTATGCATGCATACATATACACAAAAAAATTATTTTTTACTATGAAATAATATAGCTGATGGGTAGTCAGGAAGTTGATGATCCGAGCTAATATCCGAAATCTCTTTTAAAGTTTTTAAATCAGCCATTTTTTCATTATCTTTTACGCAAGCTTTTAATTCTTTTTCCCAAGAATCTTTTTCCGTGGAAGTTACAATAGCTTCAACTAAACTATCAACTATCTTCGTTTGATTTTTATTTAATCTTTTTACAGAGAATTTATCTTTCACTTCTTTTGCAGCAGAAGTCCTTAGCTTTTCTATTTTATAAATTATAGATTGCAAGTCTTTCCTGGAATATAAATCTTCTGCCGTAGCTCCTGTTGGGCGACCTGGTTGACTAGGCGCTTTTTTTGGAGCTTGTTGATTTTGTTTGGGTGGATCTGGGTTTTTGGACTGATCCTCCCTTAAATCTCTTTCTTCTTCTGCGCCAGCGGGCTCGATAGGAGGAACACCACCAATTAAAGGGTTATACATTCCTTCTCCTCTATCTTCTGCATACTTTCTTTGAGCGTCTGACATTGTATCTGGATGAGGAAATAAGCCAGTTCTAATAGCTGATAAACCTTGCTCTGGGGATATAATACCAATTTCTAACAATCTCGTAACAACTCTTTGGAATTGAATCTCATCCTTAATATCGACTTCTTGAAATCTAACTGTCGGGTATTTTCTAAACCCTAATGCTTGGCAAACAATTTTTACTTGAGGCATTAGGAAGTCATTTAAAAATGCGTTCCTAGCTTCTTTTAATCTTTCTAAAAATATTTGAGCTTTAATCTGAGTGCTTGAATAATTTTCTTTTCCGACAATTATATTTTGTAAACCTTCTCTAATATCTTGATTTACAATTTCATATTTGCTTGGGCCTAAAATTTTATTTATATCAGGTATAACAAAATCAGCTTTTGTTGTATAATCACTAACCAGTACCCTCCCGACACTTTCATTTTGAAATAAACATTGCATTGCACTAAGGCTATGTGGATTAATTCCACCTTTATCAGGCTCGGCTCCCATAGTTATTAATAATACTACATTTTCGATTGTTCTACTAACCGCCTGGTCAATTTTCTTAAGTTCTATCTTCCAATTTAGATCATCTAATACTGGATATCCAAAAGGAATAGCAAATGGCTCATAATCTTGTTTTTTATAAAATGAATAAATTAATCTTTTTTCATCTAGATTAACAGAAAGACCTCTTGTAGAAAATCCGCCCTGCTTAATTAAGTTCTGGGTTTTTTTATCTAGCGCGTCAAAAATTTCTTGATCTTCAGGCGTTTTGGGGGTTCTTAATCTTTCTAACTCGTATTCAGATAAAAGTTTTTTATAAACACCGCCTTCAAAAGATGTACTTTTAGTGGACACTATATCGTATGGATTTAATAAAATATATCTTAAGGGAATTTTCCCAGGGTCTAAAAATTTTGAATTTCCGTATATTTTATTAAATTTAGACACATCTTCTTTTTTGAATTTACCATCTATTCTATACAAAAATACATTTCCAGACCTATAATATTCTCTAAAGTATTGATCTTTAAGTTTCCATAGATTGACTTTCTCAAGCCATTTTTCAATAAAACTTCTCGCGCTTTCACTTCCTCCTTCTAAATATATTTCTGAATTAGAAAACTCAGACATGACGTCTACAGCATTTCTGAAAATTGGTATGTTAGCGTAAGCCTTTTGACATAACTCAATAGACTCCCTTACATCAATACCTTCCGCCGACACATCGTAAGGCAACATTCCCTCGCTAATGTTTTTATACTTCTCTCTTTTAGAGCTTGAGCTAGCTCTATTAAACCTAGTTCCTGTGCTAGATGACCCTCCAGACCTTAATGCATCTGAAATTGATGACGCAACTGAAGAGTTTTGAGGAATATTCTTAACGCTCTTTACACTTGAGTTGCTAACGTAATAGTTATCACCACACATTACTGGCTCTACGGAATCACCATCGGAACCTAGATTTACTTCAGTTCTTTTGGAAAGGTTATTCCAATAAGATGATTTTTTTGTATATTTTCTTTTAGGCTTGCTCATTACTTATATTATACACGAAAAAGTTAAAATGTCACTTTTAAAGTCACTTTATAAACATTGGAACAAATGAACTTACAACCTCATCTTTGTAATCCTCAACGTCGTTGTATATTTTAATCATCCAGTTGCCTAATATTAAAGCTGAGTAGCAGTCTTTTCTAACTTTACTCGGTCCAGTGGTTTTTTTTAAATTTAAAGGTAGGTCAAAAGTTTGAGTTCCTTGTGGAGATGACTTTACTTCTATTAACGCACACTGACCTTTTGTATAATCCATCATATCGTGCTGATGCTCTACCAAGTCAATCATTTTGGCTGCGTCATTCTGTTCTTCCTCATCGTCAGCAAAATTCATGAACTTTAAATTTTTAATTGGTATCTTCTTCTTTCTTTGTCTGTGGTAACTTTCATCCATTGCTCTTGAAGCGAACCAAATTCTTTTGTGATCAAAGCTTGCCTGGAGCAGTTCATTAGCTCTTCTAATCCAACCAGAAGTAGGCTTTCTTAAACAACATGGTATACCATCTTTAGAGAATTCAGCTTTAGCCATTCGTAATGATTTGTGGTAATTTTCGATATCGTCAAATTCAGTTTGGATTATATTAATATTAAGCTTGGTATGTTTAAATATAGAACTTTCCTTTACGGCGTTTAAAAATTGCACTCCTCCATTATAATCTCCAACAATAGATACAATATTAAAATTTTCTAATAAATAAATAAAATAATTAATATGATTTTTCAAACTTTCTCCAGCCATAGCGTATACATGCACTAGAACCCCTTGTTTAGTTTCTTTGTTCATTTTGAATACTTGCATCGCAAAATCATCGGAACTTTCACTCTCGGCCCAGCTGGGATCAAATGCCAATAAGTATTCTGCTCCTTCTTCACCTTTTACTTCAACTGATGGGTCTACGCCTTCTTCCACCGTACACTCTTTCATTTTAGATATTTTAAAATACCCAGAGCTATCATCTGTGAATATAGCGCCAAACTCCCTGTCATACTGACTTTGACTCATTGTTGATTTAGCTTGCTCAATAAGATTTACATCAAAAAGTTGTTTGGGTGCGCAATCGTAAGAGAAATGCATTATTGTTCTGGAAGCTTTATTTTTACCTCCTGATTCTCCCTGCTTAATAAGTCCTTCAAAATTCTCATACAATTTGTATAAATACTCAAACTTATAACTAGCGGAAGATAACATTATAAGTTTATTATTAGGCCAGATAAATCTATCCTCTTCCTTCATTTCTCCTTGCTCAATAAGTTGACTTTCAAAATTAAACAAATCCTCCCTTTCTTTTGGATTCTGAACGACAGATAAGAATGGCACTATAACCTCATTATATATTCTTTCAGGCATAAGAAGCATCTCATCGATGATTATTCTATGAAACCTAAAACCACGAAGTTTAGATCCATCACCTAAAGGCAAAGCTCTTATTGAGCTCTCTCCTATCTGCATCACCCATTCATCATTAGCTTTTGTAACTTTAGTTATACATTGAGTTAGATAATTAGCTTCGGGCTTGGCAGCTATATCTTCAATTTTTTTAAAAATCATTTTAGCCTGACGAAAGGACTTTGATAATATGCCTATTTCAACTCCTTGATTCATTATAGCATCCATGAACGCAAAAATACCAGTAGTCCAAGATTTCGACATACCACGAGACCATATGCCTAAAAAATAATCACTCTCAAACATAGCCTTTATAGCCATATGCTGAAATGGAAATAAATCAACTCCAGCTATAAGGTTTGTGCTAAAAGTAATGTTCTCTCTAAGAAATTCGTACAACTTAACCTTAGCCTCTCTTTCGTCCATAAAACCCTCTGTTTCTAATAACAATTTATTTATGTCATATTCTTTAGGGTTTCTTTTTTGATTTCCTTCTTCCCAAGTCATAGTTTTAAAATTCTTTTATCTATATAGTATTGTACATCGGAGTGCCATATTTCTCTACCAGCATAAAGTAACGTAGGAATTAACTCTTGTGACCAATTCCTTCCTCCAGAAAATATAAATTGACAACTCCTAGCGAAGTCATGCGATAAAGTTCTCATTTGATGCCACACGAATGTTAGATTTGATCTATGCGGACCATACTTATTATTATTTATTATTTTGTCAATAGAACTCTCCGTAACAATATATAAGAATGAGTCGAATTCTTTAGCTCTTTGCAATTCTCTTCTAAACCTCTCGTACCCAACAGTCATTGTTGTTTTAAAGTCGGTTTCGCTTTTTCTATCTATATAGGTCTTATTATAATATTCTCCCGCAGCTGTATAATCACCAAAATCTAGTTTATGAGGTTTACTGTTCTTGAATTTTAGTGGCGTTTGCTCTCTAGTATCTATCATAATCTGCATATTCTTTAAATTTTCATCGAAGTTTAAAAATTTACCTTTTATACTTTTATTTAATAACGGCTCAACCTGAAGCCTGCGACAGGCTTCGTTATATGAACCGAAATATGTTTTATATATCTCTATTGTAGGAAGCTCAAGTAGCATTAATTCTAAATGATTTGGCGCGTATTGTAAATTTTTACTAATTATTCTTTTATTTAATATGTCAAGTAATATTTGTTGCACATGCTCGCCATCGGCTGTCGCCGCCCATTTTTCCATTTCAATACTATTAGAAAAATAAGTAGAAAAATATTGATCTTTATTCTTAAAAGGAATTAACTCATTTGTATATAAATTATATCTAGGATAGTATGTAATATAATATTCTGATAATAATATTTTATGAGCCTTAATATGTGCATGTAGTGATCGTTCAGAATCAAACTCAGCATCACATATTTTACAATTAAAATTTACCTTTTTATCCACACTGATTGTTGTAAATCTAATAAACAAATAAATCCATCACTTCCCAGTTGTTTTTTAACAAGGGAAGTTTGTGCGCCGCCAGGATAATCATTCCCTTCTAAGATCACGATTGAGGATCTACCAAGTTTATTCTTGAATAGCTTGTACTCGTATAAACACCTTTCCTTTGAGGGATTGATGATTTCACCGTAAGAATGACTCATTTCAGAATCCGTTAATGAGTATAGCATGTTTCTACCAGATAAGTAATCTGCACTCGGGCAAACCCTTGTGGTAAGTTCTTCTATAGGAAAGTATATATCATTTAATATTAATAAATCTATATTATCTGTTTTTTCATGTATGTTACTATCTTTTATATTTCTTATTCTTATTCTATCAGATTCGCTATTATACTTATTATATATTATACTGTTTAAATCTCTCTCTCTTCTTTGTTGGGTAATGTTATCAGACTCATGAAGTATAGTATAAGATACTTTGTGACAATCTTTCACTAACTCAGCATAAAAATCAAACAAATCAAAATTAGAATGCGCCGAGTTCCTAGGTTGAGATCCAATTTGTACGATATTATGCCCGTAGGACTGCGTAAAAACGTTTATTGCGGCAGACATGGTATAGTACCTCTGTCCGAGGCTGCTAGCTGATTTGTGGATGTGTTTTAGTTTCATATTGCTTCATCTTTAGAAATTCCAAGAACTCTAGCTTTCCAGACATCCATTCTCTCTAGACCGTCAACCTCTTCTTTTATTAATAATTTTTGTTTTTCAGCCATATTAACCATTCGTTTTCTATCTGTTTCATTTTGAAATACTCTAACCAAAGATATTATTGAAGCATTATCTTTATGTCTATTTTTAACTCTTTCTTTTCTATCACCATTCAATCTAGCTATTAAAGTCTCTTGACGTTTTTCACATTGGTTATATTCTTCACTTTTAGTTTTTAACAACTCTGCTAGCCTAACAGTCATATCCCTTTGATCTTCACACTCCTCAAACATTCTATTTAATTTATCAATTGCTTTGCTAATATTTTTTAAATGTATATAATCCATACATACGTTAATATACAAGTTAAGCTCATCACTTGTTAAGTCAGGCTTGTCCCAAACAGAACGAATAAACTCTGCTTCGAATAAATTCCTATCGTCCATGGCGCTATAAGTATTCATGACCTGAACAAATCTAGGCGCAGCAAGAAATCTTATTGCACTTTCTATATTATCAATTTCTTCTCTATTTAACGCTTTTTCTTCTAAATTTATAGCGCAATAATCATTAATCTTCTTAATTACCCTTGATATAGCTCTAGGAGGAAAGTAGGTGTTATTAAGCGCGTTTTCTGATGGAGCTAATAAAGCTGGGTCTATATTTTTTATATGTTCAGCTAATTCTATCACTTCTTTACTTAAATTTGTTACATTTACGTCTGGAAATAATATTTTAGAAATTTCATAAGCAGACATACCTTCTTTAGCATATTGCAATATAAATTCGCCTTGTTCTTCAGAAAACTCAATATCATCTTTCTTTTCTTTTTTTGTTGTCGTATAATCGATAGAATTATCAACCAAGAACTCCCTGACAGCGCGACCTTCTTTTGTTCGACCGTCTAGAGAATCATCTTCAAATACCATCCTGGTTAATTCTATTAAATCTGGAAAGTCTTGATACTTTTCCTGTATTAAGGTTTTTTGTTTGTCAGTTAATTTCATACTATATCGTGTTCGGATATTATTTTTTTAGCAGTATCTTTAAATAATTTTTCAAAGTTTTTTATTTGCTTATATCCCGCCTTGCGACCTTTCTCATTACTTTTGTATCCAAGTTTCTCAGCAGCCTCTGCAATATCTAAATCTTTTATGTATAACATTTCATATATATGATATTGTTTCTCTGTTAGAGTGTTTTTCATTACTTTGTTTAATTTATCCTTAGAGTGGTCAATGTCAAAATGTTTACATAACCCAACGTTTATATTTTCATTAGCATCTATACTTGAAGCCATGTTTATCTGAAAGGAGCTTTTTTTAGTCTTTTCCCATTTAGAAAATAAAGGGCATGAGCCGTCTTGCTTACCTGTTTTAGTCCAACTACAAAAATTAGCATCATGTATGTTATCTATAGAACCAGAGGAGTTAAATGGACATTGAGCGCAAGGTCTTATAAAGTTGCCATAGTGATTTCTTAATACATTTTTTATCTGGTTAGATATGATTCTATTTAGCCAAGGTTCAAGGGGTCTTTTTTGATCCCATAAGTGCCATTTATTATATATGTGAGATCTTATTATTTGCCCAACATCTTCCCAACTTATCCATGATATAGCCCTAAGAAACCATCTCCCTTTTCTTTTTGCAATTTGAGTGTCAATAATTTCATATTTATCCTCAAACTTTACCTTTTTTGGTCTACCTCTTTTTCTTTTGGGGGCTTCTGTCATTATCCTCAAGATCAAAAATCTCTTCCATCTTAAAAGTTTTCTTTTCGAATGGAGATACGCTATACTGCAAGCTAGCTATACTAGGGACGAAATCAACATCTGTTTCGTCGGGGTTAAGTTTCTGCTTACTGGCAATTTTAGATCTTGCGCTTTGAGGAGTTACTACGTTTAAGCTTTCCCCACAATGCGAACAAAACTTCGGCTCCAGCCCTATAAACTGGTTTTTATGACCGCATGATTTACAATATTTAATTCTCATTATTTAATAAAGAAGATTAAAGGTTTTTCAGTTGAAGCTTTAGATTCATACTTAAAATTTTTAATTTCATTTTTTTTAGTATTTATTATGTACACATTTTCACCGTCTATGTGTAATTTTTTTGTTATTTCATCTACTAGAGCTTCTTTCTTCTTCTCTTTAAATTTAGAATTAATATAAGCAACCAATATAGCTCCTACAGCGCCGACTAGGGAAGATATTACTATTTCCATCTTATTTGAGAATCTCTTTTATTTCACTTGGGTCTATAGGCCCGTTAACCTTCGCAAAGATTTTCCCGTCATCTTCAAAGATTAATGTTGGAACTGACATTATTTGATATTTTTCACTTTCTTTTGGGTTAGCGTCTATATCAACCATTTCTATATTCTCTCCACTCTTAACGAGCTCAAGTATATACGGCTTAAAGTTCCTACATGGTCCGCACCAACTAGCTGTAAAATATTTTAACTTTTTCATATACTTATTATTATATAATAAGTGTTAGTTAATTCAATTAATTATTTTTAATTTATTCTTTTCTATCTTAATTGCATCATCGTTAAATAAACCCTTAGAATCAATAGGCATAATAATTACAAACTTTTTACCGTGATCCTCGAAACCTATTTGAGTGAAGATCTTAATTATTGTCCCTGATGTTCTTTTGTTATCGAATAAGAATATAATATGATCGCCTTCGTTCATATCATGTAATACACTTTTATTAATTCAACTCTTCTAGTCTTTTAACTATATATTTTAATATTTCACTTCTTTTTATATCTTTATAAGTGAATTCGAAATTGTGTATTCCTTGTTTAGCGCTATCATCATCATTAAATAACTGCTTAATTTTATTAAATCCGCTTTTGCCGTTGATATCACTTTGCATTGCATCGCCACAGATAAACATCTTTGTGTTTTCTCCTATTCTTGTTATAAGAGTAATTAATTCTTTTACGCTGAAGTTTTGAGACTCGTCAGCAATTACTATCTGATCATTAAGGCTAGCCCCTCTAAGATAGTTGATAGGTATAGCTGATATAGTGCTTTGATCGGTTAGTGCTCTGGCGTCAGACGCCGACATCAGCTCAAACAACTTGTCGTTTAAAGGCATCATAAATGGATCAAATTTTTCATCGATATTTCCAGGCAATGACCCCATCCCTCTGTCAGCGCTTTCTATTATAGTTCTAATATAGCTAATGCTGTATTTATTATCCATGTTGAACAATTGTAGCGCGCCATAGATGGCCATAAATGTCTTGCTTGTTCCTGCAGGCCCACTTATGAATACCACCTTCGTACTCTTATCAAACATTATCCTGAGCAGTTCTTGCTGCTTATCGGAGAAGTCGATTTTCTTTAATTTTACTTTAGTCTTTTCTAAAGAAGTAATAATTTTTTCTATTTCCTGAGCGTCTTGTATGTCAGCTCTTTTTCGTTTTGGCATTACTTATATATACAGTTGTTTTTGCTAATGTCCTGATTTTTTTTAAAAAAACATATATTCCCCAAGGAATCAAGCGTCTCAGATTTTGAAAAACCCCCCCCCCCGCCGATATCAGCAGTAGTCCTACTTTAAAAAATTCAAAAAACGGGGGAGGGATAGTGCAATAAAATA